GTATTAGGAGAAGATTTAAATAAAACAGAAAAAAGTAAAATTAAAAATCTTGTAAATACAATAGCAGACAAAATTAGAATGGCTAATCAACCAAACTATAGCGAAATAAAAGATCGTATTGGATCTACAAAAAAGCAATCACTAGAAGAACTTCAAAGAAAAATTACAGATGATGTGATTAATATAGCACCAAAGTCAACAGTTCCTTCACCTGACCTTTCTTTAGATAACTTGTTAGAGCAACAAAAAAGAGAGATGAACATACAATGATACCATTAATAGGTCCAATACTAAGTGCCGTCAGTAGCATAGGCGGTACGTGGATGGAAAGTAAACTACAAGAAGCTAAAGCTAAGTCACGAGTTAAAGTCGCTAAAGCTGAAGCAGAAGCTGAAGTACACAAAAAGATCGCTGCAGGTGAGATGGAGTGGGAAAAAGCTATGGCTGAAGCCAGTGACGATAGCTGGAAAGACGAGTATCTTGTTATTGTGTTAACAGTACCCGCTATACTAGTATTCATACCGGGAATGGAAGACATAGTACAAAGAGGTTTTCACGTACTAGACACCTTACCTGATTGGTATCAGAACGGCCTTATGATTGCCATCTCTGCATCTTTTGGTATAAAAGGATTTTCTAAATTCTTACGAAAGTAGTTTATTGACGTTATCGTAATACGAATTTGTCAATACATTTAATCTTTTCATAAAATTATAAATAGGATAGGTGTTAGCATACTCAGGTAGTTTGTTATTCATCTCTTTAACAAAATCATCAGGGGGAACATTGGAGTATTCAACTTCGACGTTCCCTTCACTGTTTAAAAACACCTTCACTTCAGATAGTATTGTTTCAGCTTTTCTCATAATTTACTTGTGATAATAATAATAATAATAATTTAAATGTCCGTTAATTCACAAAACCCTGCAGAACACGCTAATTCCTGTGAAGATTTTGTCATGTCGCTATTTTCATACTCACTCAATAATTTCCAATCTATAGTCTTAGGCATATCTTTATTAAGTTTAGTATACTCTTCTTTAGTGCACTCTTGGTAAGGAGCTTGTCTGTACGTGTGGTCTGAATAAGGTAGAAAGCTAACTCCACTAAGTTTATCAAAGTTTTCATAACACCACGCACCTACGCTAACCCACTCTTCATCTCTAACGCTCACAGTTATTGATGGTTTGTGTTCACACCAGTGTTCGCTATATGTTAACCACATTTTAAGTTGGTCGATAGCGGATAAGTCTTTTCTGAAGACAGCGTTACTGTGTGAAGCTACAGGGAAAGAGAAGACTGTATTGTACTCAGGAGACATAACATCTGGCTCATTGGGTATACCTGCTTCTTTCAGAAACATTGTCAAAGGGTCTTTATTATCTCCTCTGACAGTCCTGATATAGTAGGGAGAATGTCGAGCGTGTATACCACTTGCTGAGTCGGTTAATTGACTTACTGTACCAGAGGGTTTAATACAAGTAACTGCGGCTGATCGGGGTATATCAAGTAAATCAGCCCACTTTATATTAACCGTAACAGCCTTCTCTCTTAGTTCGTTGAGTAGTTTAGTTAAAGGTTGTGTTGGTGTATTTAATAATTTGTTATCCATCAAGCCTGTAAGTGAAACACCTAACAAGCGTTCTTCTTCTGTAGTGTTCTTCCAACGTTTACGAATATAGTGAAAGTCAGTCAACGTTGCTTGAAGAGTTCCTAAGATTGTAGCATATTCAACTTTCTTCAACAAAGTTTCTCTAGTATCGTCAGGCTTACAGATAACTTCAGTTAAATTACAGAATTGATTAGGTTGTAATATTATCTCACTACACGGATTAGTTCCGTAAAGAACTTCGTTTGATCTACGACCATAGCGTGATGCTTGTTTCTGTGCAGAAGCTCTATTGAATATTCCACGCTCACCAGATTTACTCATAACCAATGCTAACCATTCTTGCATAAACGCTTCAGCATTAGGGCGATAAGAATATGATACAGAGTTGTTCGCTAGAGCACGTTGAGGCTCGTTAGTCCACCAATCACCTGCTTTAGCGTGACGCATACGAGTGTCGTCAAAGTCACTCAAGGAGAGTAGCGCAGAGCGTCTAACACCGCCGGATACTACAACTTCCCCTGCCTTGCAAACTATGTCGTGACACTCTAGGGAAGATAGCTTTCTTCCTTTAGCGTTTTTAAATACTTGTATAGTAAAATTGAATAAATCCTCTAACGGAGTAGGGCCAGAAGCTCTCCCACCAAAAGTCTTCAATCTAGAACCAGCAGGACGTATTTTGCTGTAATCGACTTTAGGGATACGATTAGTGTACAGGTAACTAATCAAATCACGAAAACTCCTAGCCCACCCCTCTTTACTGTCTGCTACTGAGATTGTGTCATCTGTTATCTCAAAACCATCTTCAGGGATAGATGGCAGCATATCAGTAAATTTCTTCTCTACAGAAAAACCTACTCCAGTGCCATTCATAAGAATGTACACTATTTCATCAAATGATCTAGGATTGTCTATAGGTATATACGAACAATTATAACCTGCTATGTTCTCTCGTTTCAAAGCAGGGCCAGCAGTCATCAACGCTCTCATCGAGGGCATGACTTGCAAATTAATAATTGCCTCTTTTAATTCGTTAAATATAGAATTTTGTTTTCCTAATTGTACTACGGGAGTATTCTCCCACATAAACGAGAGATAACGTTCTACAGTTTCATTCCAATTCTCTCGTCTACCTTCACTATCTAACCAACGAGCATACCTACTTTTATGGATGAAAGTTTGGTAGACACTTGGAAGGTCTATAATAGTCTGTTCGCTCATTTTTTTATATTCCGTCACCATTTTTTTCTATGTTTGATATAATCTTATTTAAATACCAAGAAGCTTTTTTTAAATCTTTTAATTTATTATTCTTATAATTACATCTCCATAAATACTTCATCACAGTTCCTCTACAGTATTCTTGAAAAGAGTAGAAATCCATCGTAGCTTCTATAGCATCTATGCACTCTATTCCATTCTCGTTAAGCTTATAGTGTACAGGATGATCTACCTCTTCATCTATATCTTCTTTAGAAGCATCAGTATCAGCAGTTACAGAGCATTTAATGTTTTGTGTTTCCATCATCATCATCATCATCTTCATCATCATAAGAAAGATTAACATTATCGTCTAGTGTAAAGTTAATCTCTAACTGTTCATCACTACTTTTAAAGTTTACTTTCGGAAGGACAGGTTCTGTTTTATGAGGGTTAGTATACTTCTTGTGATCTTTAAAGAAAACTATGTTACTGTTAGGATCAGATCCGTTTCCTTTTTTATCTTTTGTATTTTTACTATTCCTCTCTGCAACCTCTTGTAAAGCTTTATCGTAGTCACGTTCTTTTTCTCTATCTCCTAAGTACTCTGCCCCTCTATCATAAATAAAATCACAAGCTTCGTCAAGTAATGCGACGATACCTGCCGCCATAATTGTGCAAACACTCTCTTGATTATTTTCTTGGACTCTAGAAGTTTGGTCTAAAACTGATACATTAAAACCACCTGTAGGTGCACCATCAGCATTAGAACGAGTTTCTTCAAGTATAAGAAAAACTCTTTGTGGCTTAACAGCTTTTGACAAAGAACTTATTATTTCATCAAGCTTATCTAACGCACTTGTTGCTTCTTCAAACCTATTTAAAACTTCTTCATTAGCTTTATCGTGCTCTTTTATTTCTTTTTCTTTATTGTCTTTTTTGAGACGTTTACTAGTTTTTGCAGATTTCTTGATCTTTTTTTCTTTTTTTTCGTTGTCATCATCCATTCGTCGGGTATCCTGTCTTTACCGTATAAAAAACCGTATCTTTCACACCACCCACCATAAGTTGTTACAGATGCTTTGTCAAGCCTGTTATTGGGATTTGAAAATATAAAACGAATATCTAAATCAGGATATTGTTCTTTTATTAAAAGATGTTTTACTCTGTCTCTTGCATTAAACCATCCTTTTGTTTCTATAAAAAAATCAAACTCTTCTATATAAAAATCAGGAGTATACGTACGTATCTTAGGCACATACAGTACTTTGTAATTTTCATACTTAAAAGGAATTCTACGTTTTTTTAAATCATTAGCAAATTGAACTTCAAAACCAGAACGGTAACGTATACTATGGTGTAGTGGCATATATCTTTTTAGGCTCGTATGAAGATATTATTCTTCTCCACCTATCCTTTATATAATTGTGTAACTTCTTGCTTTTCTTTTTTAAATAATCCTCGTTATATTCTACAGAAGAGTTAACAGTTTCTTCTAAGAACACGACTGTATGATTTATATTAAGCACTCGTTCTATATTGTCAAATTCTTTATCGAGATGAGTGACAAGCCACGGAAAGTCGCTATCATCCCAGTATGTGTTTATAGTCTTACCGTGTGCTTTCTTTACAGTTAAAGAGAGACTATTTTGACTACCTCTTAAAGTCTTTGTTATTATGTCCCCGCCTTGCTTTTTGTAATTCTCCATGTGTATATAATATACGTTAGGATTACTTGAAGGATCTAGTTCAGAAAATCTGTGTTGGTGTAATAAAGGCATAATATGCTGTTACCGCCAATCTTGTTCGCCATCTAATAATTCATCTATACGCTCTTGTAGAACATTCGCCGCAGTATTGTAACGCCCACCGTCTTGTTCCATAGATTTATATTTTCTTATTAAATGCAGCATTTCATGGCGTAATACACGCAATATGTTTTTTTTCATTTCACTGACAGCCATAATATTTTTATCCTTTCTTTTTAAAAATTCTTCTTCTTTTAGCTATTTGTTTTTTCATCTTAGATTTTTTAATTTTTTTAATATATTTAGAGATATCTAAAAACTTTTGTTCTTTATCATAACTCATCTACGTGATCACCGTCTATCAAAGGAGCTTCTTTTATACGCCCAGTTTTAAAATCATAATGTAACTTTGTACATAATCCTGTCAAACCTGAAAACCTATTCTTTATAACTCGTACATATGTTGTGTGTCGTTCTATTACGCAATCAGCTTGTCCGTTGCGCTCTAATCCTATGACAATGTCACTTAATTGACCTATACTGTGAGAGCCTCTTAAATCACTTAAACTTACATTAACAGAACCTGTTTCATGTGAACCATTAGAGGGTCTTCGTAGATGCGATACTAAAAATAAAGTTATGCCCAATTCTTGCACTAACGTACGTAGCTTCGTTATACAAGAGTCGATTGTCTTTCTCTCATCTAAAGTACTGTCTTGTGCGCTCACTAATATAGATATATGATCGAGAAGAATATACTTACAACCCAGAGCACGAACAAGGTAACGAATACGTGATATAATATTCTCGATTGTGTTTGATCCGAAATGGTCAAAGAAATAGAATCTACTAGTTCCCATAGTTTTATCAAAAGCATCTTTATATTCTCCTTTAGTATACTCACAATCAGGAAGATGTAACAGTTTATTCAAGTATATGCTCATAATACTTTCTGCAGTAGTACGAACACTTTCTTCCATGAACATCAACCCTAAGTTGTCAGAAGTCTCTTTAAATATGTGATACACTATCTCTCGTAAAAAACTGGACTTGCCAATTCCTGTACCTGCACAGATAGTTACTAATTCTCCTCGTCGTATTCCATATGTCATATTGTTGATACCCTTAAATGGATAATCAACTTCTGCTTTAATTGGCCCTTCTATCAAAGTATCCCATAAGGATGCCCCTGCTACAATACCATCAGGTGCGTATACTTCAGCATTCCACCAATCAGCTTCAAAATTCTCTTCACAATTATTCGTTATATACTCGTTAGCATCTTTATAACGCATACGCATAATTTTAGCTTTAGGAGAAAGCAACTCAGCAGCTTTCTTAGAGTACTTTCTACCTTGTTCATCATTATCGAAAGCTATGATAATATTCTCAAAGCTCATAAGATATTCGTAATTTTCTTCTATGTCTTTACAAGAACCTGCAATACCTGTCTTTACACTCACTACAGGCCACTTCAAACCAAATATTTGATGTGCAGATAATGCGTCTATCTCCCCTTCTACTAATGTTATATACTTTCCACCTTTCTTAAAAAGATGTTGTCCAAATAACTTAGAACTAGAAATGTCCCCTTCAGCCTTAAATTGTTTAGTCTTAACGACACGTATCTTATTCCCAATATGCTCACCGTCATTGTTAAAATACGGATAGATGTGTCTACTACCGTTATCTTTAACTGTTACAGAGTATTTCTGACAAGTCTCTCTATATATCCCTCTATCTTTGATGGAAGATAGCGTACCAGAACTTAAATGAGAAAAGTTTGTTCTGACACTTTCTGTGCTATCTACTTCATTTTCTTCTTGTTGTTGTTCTTCTTCTTGTTGTTCTACTCCTTCAAGAAAAATCGATCCTCTTCTTCGTTGACAAGAGAAACAATATGTTCCATCTTCATAGACAGCGAGTGCATCAGTGCTACTGCAATCTGGACACGGTTGGTGTGCTTTAATTACTTTACCCATACTATTTCCCTGTTGTTTGTTGTTACTGACACAATGCTACTTGTTTCTATCCACACTTTAGCACCACAACTTAACGGTTTATTAGGAGAGTATACCACTCTACTTGGCCCTTCTATATTTACCTCTACTCCATATACGTTGTCTTTATATGTCTTAACAGTAATTACATTCCTATTACCACCGTCTTTTTTATTTGCACGTATCTGATGTTGATTTACGTGTATCTTCTTTTTCATAAAAATACGCTTACAATATTTCTTCTACTTTAGGTTCTAACGCTACCGTAGTAAAATATTTTAATCCGTTAGAATATTGAAATACTCTAAGACCATCTCCGTCATTAGCATCAGACCAACACTCTTCTTTATAATTACAATACATGCAATTCTTTTTAACTACCATATTTCCAGATACGCCATACTCTTCGGGATCATAGCATCTCTCAGGTATCTCTTTTGATTTAACAAGTTTTTTAAGATAGCGAACTCTCTCAGAAGCTTTTATAGTCATAAGTTCATCTATACTTAGTAATGCTAATTCTCCAGAGTTTTTATTGATAGCAAAGAATGCCCCTTCTTCTATATCTAAGGCTTCCATATACGCACTTATTTGTCCTATGTACCCAAATGGATCGTCACCTTGGAATAGCGTTCCTTTAGAAAATTT